CGGCACGCCGGACCCGACCGCCGAGTTCCCGCGGGAGGTCTACAAGATCGCGCGCAAGTCATCCGAGAGCCGGCAGGTGGTCGAGTTCGAGCTGGCCGCGGCGTTCGACTTGGTTGGTGTGCGAGCACCTAAGCGCCAGTGCATCGCCAACATCTGCCAATGGGTCTACCGCTCGGCCGAGTGCGGCTACACCGGCAGCAGCTACTGGGATGCGAATGACAACGTGGTCGGCACGCTCGCAGCAGATGTATGCGGCAAGCGCTTGAGCAGTTGTAAGTTGCGCTTCGGGGCGACCTCTGAGCTGCCCTATGGCAGCTTCCCTGGCATCGGCGCCTACACCGTATGAGCTGGAAAGATGACGCGCTCAAGCACGCTCAGGAGGAAGATCCTCGTGAGGCTTGCGGTTTGGTGGTCGTTATTAAAGGCCGTCGCCGGTATTGGCCTTGCAGCAATCTGGATCAAGATGGCACACAGTTCGTCCTCTCTCCTGAGGACTACGCCTCTGCGGAGGATGCTGGCGAGATTGAGGCCATCTTCCATAGCCATCCGATCACACCGCCGGAACCGAGCCAGCCAGATCTGATCAGTATCGAGGCCACCGGCCTGCCGTGGTACATCGTCAATCCGAAGACCGAGGCTTGGTCAGAGACGCATCCCAGCGGCTACAAGGCGCCACTGATTGGCCGGAGCTGGGTGTGGGATGTGAGCGACTGCTGGACGCTAGTGCGTGACTGGTACGGCGAGCACGGCATCGATCTGCCGGATTGGGATCGACCGGCCACCCATGCCGACTTTGAATCTCAGCCGTTATTCGATGGCTTCTGGAAGGATGCTGGCTTCTATCAACTGCCGGAGGAGGAGCCGCTGCAGTTTGGCGATGGCCTGCTGATGAACATCGAAGGCAGTGGCCTCAACCACTGCGGTGTGTATATCGGTGATCAACTGATCCTGCACCATCTTCGCGGGCGCCTCTCGAGCCGTGATCTGTACGGCGGCTGGCTGCAAAATTGCACCGGCCGTAGACTCCGCCATCGCGACGCCGATAAACTGACCGAAGGCTGAGAACTGCCATGCTGCGCGAGATCCGAGTGTATGGGCAGCTAGCCAAGTTCCTCGGACGGCGCAAGTTCATGGCGGCCGTTGATAGTGCAGCAGAGGCGATCCGATTCCTGCTGGCCAACTATCCGCAGGTCGAGCGGCACATGTGCCAAGAGGGGCGCCACTACCGCGTGATGGTCGGTGATCATGCCGTAGGAATGGAGGAGCTGCATGGTCCAGCTGGCGGCAATGCGATCAAAATCGTGCCGGTGATCGGTGGCGCTGGTGGTGGTGTGGGGCAGATCCTTGCTGGCGTTGCGTTGGTTGCTTTCTCCCTATTCCTGCCTGGGGTTGGCGCTGCTATTGGTGGTGCGTTGATGACCAAGATCGGCATCCTCGGCGGTGCGCTGATTCTCGGCGGCATCTCGCAGGCGCTGACGCCAACGCCAACGCTGGCAGCATCCAGCACCTATAGCGGACCGCAGGGGACCACCAACACCGAGATGGATCCGCAGAAGTCCTACAGCTTCAGCGGGATTCAGAACACCAGCCGAGCCGGGGTGCCGCTGCCCCTAGTGTTCGGTGAGGTGATCTGCGGCTCCGTAGTGATCTCGGCCGGCATCGACACCGTGCAGATAGAAGCATGAGCGAACTGATCCGTGGTGCAGGTGGTGGTGGCGGAGGCGGCGGCGGCACAACCGTTGTCCAGCAGACCGTTGTCGCGCCGACTCGGACGCCAGTTCGTGACCCTGACACGCTGGCCTCGAAGCAATATGCGACGTTCGTCGATCTGCTTAGCGAAGGCGAGATCGAAGGTTTCCCGTCGGCCGCGGCCTACACGCGCGGGACTGATGACTACAACCGAGCGTTGCTGAAGGATGTATTTCTGAACGGCACGCAGATCCTGCGGCAAGGCGCTGATGCGACCAATCCGCAATCAGCCGACTACAACTTCCAGAACGTCACGCTGCAGGCAAGGTATGGCACGCAGGCGCAGACATACATCCCTGGCTTCTCCGATATTGAAAGCGAAAGCAGTGTTCAGGTAAAGGTTGAGCAAGCCACGCCGATCACGCGCACAATCACCGACACCACCGTCGACGCTGTTCGGGTCACCATCACGGTGCCGCGGCTTGAGCAATACACCGACGAGGGTGATGTTCGTGGCACCAGCATCAACCTCCAGATCCGCGTTCAATACAACGGTGGCGGCTACACCACCGTGATCGATGACACGATCGCCGGCCGCACCGCTGATCAATATCAGAAGGACTACAAGATCAGCTTCACCGGCTCCTTCCCGGTTGATGTGCGGGTGGTGCGCATCACGGCCGATAGCGTCGACACCAACCTGCTGAACGACTTCTACTGGTCGAGCTATACCGAGATCACTGAGCAGAAGCTGCGCTATCCCAACAGCGCCTTGGTCGCGATGCGCCTCGATGCTGAGCAGTTCAGCAGCATCCCCAGCCGCACCTATCGCGTCCGCGGGATGAAGGTGCAGATCCCGAGCAATGGGACTGTAAATCAGACCATCGGCGCCATCAGCTATGCCGGCGCATGGGATGGCACCTTCGGCGCTGCGGTCTGGACTTCAGATCCAGCTTGGATCCTCTACGCACTGCTCACGAATACCCGCTGGGGGCTAGGCGATCACATCGCCGCCAGCCAGCTCGACAAGTTCGCCTTCTATTCCGCCAGTCAGTACGCATCGGCCAGCGTCGACGATGGCTTCGGAGGCACCGAGCCGCGCTTCTCCTGCAATGCCCTGATCCAGAACCAAGAGGAGGCTTACAAGCTGATCAACGATCTGTGCTCCGTGATGCGGGTGATGCCGTACTGGAGCACTGGCAGCCTGACCATCAGCCAAGACAAGCCGACCGATGCCAGCTACCTATTCACGCTGGCCAATGTCAGTGCTGATGGCTTCACCTACACCGGCTCGGATCTGAAGACCAGGCACACGGTCGCGATCATCAGCTACCTCGATCTCGAGACTCAGGACATTGCCTACGAGGTGGTGGAGGACAAGGAAGCCATCGCGAAGTATGGCGTGATCACCACCAACATCAAGGCCTTCGCCTGCACCAGCCGCGGTCAGGCTGCCCGCCTTGGTGAGTGGCTGCTCTATACCGAGCAGTACGAAACCGAGGTGGTCTCCTTCAAGACCTCCGTGGACGCTGGTGTTCTCGTCAGACCAGGACAGGTAATCGAGATCGCCGATCCGGTGAAGGCTGGCGTGCGCCGCGGTGGCCGGATCGCAGCAGCCACCACCACCGTCATCACGGTCGACGACACCGCCGAGACTGATCTGGTCACCACCGGCAGCGCGACGCTATCGGTGATCCTGCCTGACGGCACCGTCGAGACCAAGGCGATCAGCAGTATCGCCGGCGCGAACATCACCGTCGCTTCAGCATTCAGCACTGCACCGAACGCAAACAGCATCTGGGTGCTGAGCAACAGCAACGTCGAGACCAGCACCTGGCGCGTATTGACGATCAGCGAGATCGATCGCGTTCAGTACGAAGTGACCGCGATCGCGTACAACGCCAGCAAATACAACTATGTCGAGCGTGGCTTCAAGCTGCAGACGCGCGACATCACGCAGCTCAACGAACCGCGGCCAGCGCCGACGAACCTATCGGCCAGCGAGACCATCTACGAAAGCAACGGCCAAGTGCGCGTGAAGCTCATCGTGAGTTGGACCGCAGTCGTTGGCGTCTCGGAATATCAGGTGCAGTGGCGTCCGGTGAATGGCAACTGGACGACGGTCAACGTGCCGCGCACTGATTACGAAATCCTCGACACCACTGCGCAGACCTACGAGATTCGGGTCTATAGCCTCAACGGTGCGCGCACTCCAAGCACCTCGCCTGCATCGTTGAGTTTCGCAGCGGTTGGCAAAACCGCAGTGCCGGGCAATGTGCAGAACCTCACCTTCGAGGCGATCAGTGCCAACTCCGGCCGCCTGCGGTGGAATCCAACCGTTGATCTCGACGTGAAGATCGGTGGTCGGGTCCACATCCGACATAGCAACCTGACCGATGGCACCGCTACCTGGGCGAACAGCGTCGACCTAGTGGAGGCCAAGGCCGGTAGCGCCACCGAGGCGATCATCCCGCTGGTGGAAGGCGAGGTGCTGGTCAAGTTCGAGGACGATGGCGGCCGCCAGTCAGCAACCGAGACGAGCGTGATCGTGGACCTGCCCGACACGCTGGGCAATCTGCTGGTGCAGTCACGCCGCGAAGATGCCGACACGCCACCCTTCCAAGGCAGCAAAACCGACGTGTTCTACAGCGAGGAATATGACGCGCTGACGCTGGATGGCACCTCTCTATTTGATGCGATCACGGATGTGGATGCACTTGTCACGTTTGACGTGATGGGAAATGTAACCAGCAGTGG